GCTCCACAGCGAGAGCACTGATGCCACGGCCCAAGATGAAAACTACGTTTACCCCTAGGAGCCATAAGAGAAGGAAGCGCCTTTCCATGATTGATTATTAACGAGACTCCTGAAAGGAGCTTCCGACCGTACAGGAGTCTCGCTCTTCGGGTAAGTCCTCGGACTCCACCTCGAAGAAGTTAGTTCTTTGGACTTCTTACTACGGGCCGTTACTTCCCCATGTACCCAACCAATTAGCAGGGCCGACGGAGAAACGAGTACGAGTCTTCTGCTTGAGAGAATCCGTATCGAAATCATCATCCATGTCCGTAGTAATTGCTTCTCTTCGATAAAACTTAAGATGATGAAGAGACTTGTCACAAAGCGCAAACCAAGGAGAGTCTGCCGTGAGGTAATGACCAATCATATAACCAAGGTCTTCACCAAGTAGGGAGTTGATCTCGTTAGTCGCCGTTCCAGGTTTACCCGGCGAGCCGAGTAGTTCCCGCGCCAAGAAACGGTTAGCCGGTGCAATTAGAATAGCCTTCGGCTTATAGATGATCGGCATACCCATACCGTCCACCATACGCTCGAATTGATTAGTCATTAGCTGGATAGCTGCAAACGACAAGTCAACATCCACAGCGGGACGGTTCGGATAAGTACCCGCCGCGCTAATTACGTTAGCTAGTCCCGGCGCATAAGACGTAGCCGTAGGCCCACCGAGTAGTGGGTGCGCGTTGTTAAACAAGGAAACACCGTCAATAGACTTAACGGTGGAGAATCCCTGATTGATAACGTTCCACGCAACCATCTCTTCCGTGAAACGCATGGAACGGGCTAGCGCTTTGGGAATCTGCTTAACTACGCCAAGCTGGTCATCGTCGTAGAGTTCGTAGCTAACGCGAGCAGCGAGCGCGTAGGTCAAGTGAATAAAGCGATAAGTTCCGCCTTGCTTGAACTGTGCGTAGGCTACTGGAGTATTCTCCGGCTTTTCCGGTGCCGGAGGTGTTCCAGCAAACTCTAGTTCATCTTCGTATGCTTTCGTGCTATTTTCAATGTGAAAAATAGCCGGATACTCAAGTTCCCTCTGATACGTGTCCATCCACTGATTGAACACCTTCCTACCCAGAGGAGCCATGAGCTGAGCGTATTGACCACGTACCATTGTCATACTGTATAATTCCCCTTACAAGAAATCAGTGGGCGTTGAAGTACACGCCCACTGTCTTAAGACTAGACAACAATACCACTGTTAAACTGACAAATTCCGGGGAGGAACTTAAAGAGTACATTGCCATTGGCTACGCCAATGCCGGAAATAGGATCAAAGCCAACCACGACTACGCAGGTGTTGGTTCCACCCGTGGTCTTGTTAAGGTCAACATACCAGTAACCATTCGAGTCAGCAGTAAGGCCGTAAATCTGACCTAGAATAGCTTGTGTGAAAGTTACGGTGGTAGCGGTGACGGTTCCAGAGGAACTACTATCTACTTGACCAATGAAAACGGTATCTTGGTTTGCTTCAGTGAAGATAGTTCGCCCATCTGAGAACGGAGCACCTTCGGGGATGTTATACGCACCAGTCTGGTACGGAACACTCCCGTAGGTAACTGACGTACCCGGTTGTGACACAGAACCCCACGGCTGAGCAGGAGCACCAAGTCCACTGGTAGCAAGATTAGCTCCGGGCTGCTTAGCTACACCAGCAATGCCCTGCGTGACGGAAGGTGTTCCTACAGTACCGTTCCAGATAGAGATGTAGCCGTTATAAAGCATAACCGGCGCACCTTCAAGGAACGTCTGTGAGGCAGTTTCGGGAATAACCTGTGTTCTGTCAGTATTCCCACTCAGTGTCTGGTACGTTTGCAGAACCAGATGTGTACTAATATAAGGCCCAGCAGCCATTGTCTTATATCCTTTCTATTTCTCCGCAGGAGAAAAGAACTCAATCTTTGCACCGGGATGCGTAGCCATTGCTTTACTGTAAGCACTGGTTTGCGCCAATTCACCCTCTGCGCTACGAACTGCACGGCCAAGGGCGTTATCCACTTTGTCCATAGAATTGAGAAGGTTCTTCTTATAATGACCCATAAGACGAATTTTGTCTATTTTCATTAGTACGGTGTCGTAGTTGATAATTTTGCCGCCGTCATCTATGATACTATCAACGAGGGCATCTTCACCACCTACAATATCTTCCACACGACAAAACTCAAAGCCCCATTTCTTATAACGACCTACGTTCATGGCAGTTACTTTGTCTCGTCCGTTAGGAGTCATTCCGTTGTTGAAGTATACCCAACGTAGTGCCTTGGAGGAATCTACAGGCTTAATTAACTGCGAAGCATCATCTCCAAGAGAACGAGCCTCGATGGGATAGTCCATTAGTGTAGTTTCATCAAGACGCTCTAAGTCTGCTTCGCTAAGAGTCCGACTCTTCACTTCTACTTCTGGCTTCTTAGGAGTCTTCGTATTCGTAGCAGGGCCAAGGACTTTATTAAGCGCGTCGTTGAGATTAGGATTATCCGTAACCACAGGAACCGCTGCTGCTTTGACAGCCTCTGCTCCTGTGAGTCCTTCGGACTCAGCTATAGCATCTACTGCTTGAGCAGCAAGCGTAGCTGCTTGCGCGGGTCGTACTGGTGGCGCGGGTCTAAATGCTGGAGGATTAGGCATAAGTCACCCCCGTAATACCACTCTTCTCTTTCAAATAGTCCTCTGCTGAGATACCCCACTTCGTAGCAAGTTCCAGTTCATCCTTAGTAAGGATGTCCTCTGGCTTCTTCTTAGGGCCGGTATCACTGTGAGGCTTACCTCCTCCGGAGGGTTCAAGGAAGAAAGTTTCCCCTTGCTTCGCAATCTCGTCTACGTGATCGGCAATTACGATCTTGTAGATATTCTCGATTAACTTGGGATTCAACTTATTCTGAATCGGTTCCTTGTCCCAGATAGCTTTGATCTCTGTCTCGTACTTACCAAAAGCACGTGGATTCGTGGACTTAAACGTTGTGTAGTTCATATCCGCGCGCATGGTAGCGGCAAGTGTGGCTACACCACCGATCTGCTTAGTGACGTAATCTTTAGTAGCCTTCTCTGGATCAAGCAGCCAATCGGGAACTTCTTCGTGACTTTCCCCGTTACCGTTCCCTCCACCATTGTTACCGTCTTTATTCGGTAAAGTCAGAGACTGTAACTTATTCCCCAGCGTAGCTAGCTGTCCTTTAAGTTCCTCAAGAGACGTAGCTGTTGCTTTGTTAGCCTCTGTAGCCGCGTTCTTGATCTTATCATCCAGCCCATCAAGAGTAGTCTTCATGCCTGCTATTGCATCGGCATCAAGACCTATCTCTTTTAGTTCTTCTTTTGTCACTTTACCAAACGCCATCGGAAGCCCCTCTCTTATTTATTTTCGTTTTCTTCTTGCTTGCGTCGTTGTTCTAACAAATTCGCATTCATTATCTGTGTCTTGATAGTGATTATTTCCTTATACGCCACTATCCGTCCCCGAATAATGTCTGATAAATCAATCCCATCTTTAGTACGTGGGCCATTTACTAAACGTGCCGTGTCCCCGACCATTAACTCAGACAGATACTGTAGATAAATCTCTGCCTCCGGCAGGGACAGCCACGCCAGAATTCTTGCTTGTTGGGGCATTAATAGCCGGAAGAACGGCTGGTTTTCCCGTATCTTCTGGAGAACCTCCTCCGGCGTTAGCTGCTCCGTTTCCTTTACTATTTCCGCCATGACTCGAAGCTCCTTCTTGTTCTTCTATTTGTTCCACAATCTTACGCTCAGGGAGCATACGGCTAATGTCGTCGTGTCCAAAGTTACGCAGAATACGAGACATAAGTAGCGAAGCTGAGTCTATCCATCCTACCATGAACTGCTTAAGTTCTGGAGGAAGAGATGGGTTATTTACAGCTTGGAGTATTTGTGAGATACCCATATGATGCCGCTGCATTACCTGAGTGAGAAGCATGTCGTTCTGCTTCTCCAGTTCCTTATTTATTGACGCTGTAGCAGACCGTATGGGAAGGATAAG